CGCCCATCGACCCTATACTGGACTTAAAAGAAAGTTCAATAAGGTCGAGACCAGTGGCGTCTGATGTTAGCTCCGCCACGGAGCACGCTAGACGTCAAGTGCTCATCCGTCCCATCTTTTACAAGAATGGGAGAAGGAGATGATGAATTCTCATTCATCAAAAAGCACTTCATGAGAGCATCATAACCTGAAAGAGGATCATGATACTCTTTGGAAGAAAGACTCCACGACTTAACTTTCCAGTTGTGGAGATCTTTGTCCCATCCTTGGATAGAGTAAGTTTTTCTAAACGAACTCCAACCAAGACATGGAGCCGTGTCTAGTACATGAGGAAGTGGGCCCAGAATGGACTCACAATACTCGCGTACTCGTCTCGCAAGCCTCCACCAACCTTTCTTGTAAAGTTGGTTGGCGAAAGCGACGAAAGACACGATCTCTGACGGATGGCGCCTGTTAGTAGGAAGCGCACGGCGTAAATAGACAGGAGTAACGTCTACTCCGCCATACGCATCCATACCGCAAGACTCTCTAAAGCTTCCGCGATAGAAGGTCTTGCGGCCGTTGACCTTGAGACCAAAAGCCTCAAGATCTCTGCTAACAGCAGGTACTTCGTCACTGGGGATAATTACATCATCCCCATAGACGAAAACCTCCCGCGAAACATGAAGAATGTTCGCAGGAGAAGGCGATAAGCTAAGCGTTGTTAAACGGGATAAAATGCAAAGTGTGAAGAACACCATGCTTTCTATCGGGAAACACAACGCTGAACCCATAGACGCGAATTTGCGAAGATGGACAATACGACCATCTCCCAAATCCGCCCTCGAACTCCTACAAGCGAAAACAGCCGAAGATACGGCTGGTACAGCTTGTAACATCAGGAGTACGAGGTTTCGATGCACGCGATCACTAGCTTCGGATAAATCAATGGTACCATAAGAATGGTCCATAGAAGAATCGAAGGCTAGTTTGCGATTGACGGACTGGTCACGAAAGTTTATATGACCAGCCGTAAGCCTACCTTTCTCGATACAACGAACCATCGAGGAAGAGAGAGCTTGCTGCATGTATTGCATACATACAGGCTCAATTGCAATAATACGCGTAGAAGCGAGAGTCTTAGGCACGGAGATAACCCGAACGGGCTGCTCCGCACCAGGTTCGATGAGTTGAGGCCAGACGAAAGAAGGATCGACCAGTGGGGATATGGAACTTAAACCATAAGCCTCAAAGGGTAGAAACCTCTCAAGTCTAGCGTGCCACCGAGTATGAACATATTTTCGGTTACCCTTAATATGTTCGGCGGTAGCCCCTGGTCCGTGCTTTGGAATGAGCCCTTGGGACTCAACAAGAGAGTTGAGCTCCCCAAGAACTTCAGACCAAACCACACGGGATACCTTCTCAAAAGTTGCGAGCAAACGAGATGATTCCGTTCGCCCGGAACGAGAGAGTTGGTGAAGAAGCTCCAGTCTCGGTTGACCATCACCGAAAGATCGGGTTGGTCTCCGTAAGTTCTCCGCATCATAATCCCAAAGATTGGGAATAAGATAGGGAGTGCTGGGGTCTTCCATCCAGTGCAACTCATTCTCACAATGGACGAATCCATCGAGTGACTCCTTCTGCCGTGCTGTTGAGCATGGTAGCAGGATCTTCTTGTGCATCAGACAAACTTGTCGAATGCATAAGATGGCGTCTATCGATGGTTCGCTCATAAGCTTACCGTCAACCAGTTCAAACACAAGACCGAGTAAACCTCCGAGAAATCGGGGGAGCACTCCATGTTTTGAAAAACCATCAAAACATGTTGGGTCGACGAAGCCTTGCTCAAGACTTTTCTCAAAATCAGAGCAGAACTTCGGAAGGGTTATCGTAAGAAACGATATCCCCTCGTGTTTGACACGACGTGATACCGTGAGGTAATCACGTTGGGTGTCAGTACCACACCGTATGCTGCAATCCTGCAGTATACAGTCGAGGAGCCACGTAAGGCTTTTCATCGTACCCTCTCAATGTGATTGGGTTGCGATCCGTAGCCTTATAGACTGATCCTACTGATC